CATGCATAACTTTAAATCTTTTATACTGTGCACGAACGTCAGAAGGTAGCTTATCTATATCTTTTTTAATCATAAAAAATTTTTATAAAATTTTTTGCACCTTTTTACCAGTGAAGAAGTATTATATCACCCTTATCTGTCTAAAACAAGCAATACAACCCAGAGTAGTGGGACCCCTTTTTTTATAAAGGTGTATCGTTTATATAGTTACAAAGATAAACCCAATCGGGTGTGGTACCTCTATTGACTATGTAAATTGTGCGGGTGTGTAGGTATATAAATTATAGTTGTGTGAGTGTGTGTCCTACAGGACACACACATGTTTGTGTATTCTAGTTAGTCTAGCAATGTCATGTATGCTGCTGCATTCATTCTACTAAACTTGCTAAGACCTTGTTGAACTGTCTTATAGTCCTCGTCCCATTCTGCTTGCTTGATCTCAATGTATAACTTGTGCTCGTCTGGTGTTAGCATTGCTGACTCGCCTGAGTATGGGTTTGTTGCTTTGATCTTGTCCATGTTATTTCTCCTGTATTTGTTAATAGCCTTATCCTATACTATCCACCATTGTTGTCAACTATTTCTTTTATCTTAGTCATCATATAAGGATTGCCACCCCAATCTGTTGCCTGTTCCTTGACTACATCTATCGGTGTTTCAAGAGCCTCGGTCCTTGGTGCAATGGCTATGACTTCTCTTACATATTTATTAGCAAAGTCATTGTAACAACCTTGACTACAAAAATTAGAGTACATGTTATAGCGCTCGCCACTATTCCATTGGTCCTGTTTTACTTTCCTAGTTCTTAGGACCTTGCTACCTTTGACACCTCTTATTCTATCCTGTGTATGAGAAGTATGGCAGTTAGGTCCATGACACCAAACAAAATTACTCATGAGTTATCCCCCTCGGTCATTTGAAATCTAGCTAAGATTTTGGCATGGCTTTCTATTGCAGTTTCTAGAGTCTTAATTCTGTCCTCTAAGAACTTTATTTTCTGTCGTTCAAATTGCTCAGCTTTGTTTTTAGTGTGCAATTCAAAATGCTCGTCTGTTAATTGTGTCATGATTTATCACTCCATACTCTAGCAAATAATATTAATGCTATTGTTATTAATAATACATATTCCATTATAAAACCCTTTCATCATAAGAGGGCAAACTATTTAAACAAGTAAATAGTCCACCAAAAGTTAAAAGTAATCCAACAACCCAATGTGCTGAATGTATTGCAATAATTAATCCAATCATTGCAAATATAAATCCTATTAATATTCCTAGTAATTTCATTATAACCTCACTTTCCAACTGCCTTTGGCAGTTCTATAATTGTCAGCGTCCATGTCAAAGTATGTCATCAGCTTTGCACCTTGTTTGCTAGTCCAATATCTACACTTGTCAGTCCACTTGCCCTGTCTTGTTATGTGTTTTTTATCCTTATTAGAATAATAAGTGATTTTAAATTGTGTGTTGTTTTCCATGTTTCTTTCTCCTGTATTTGTTATAGGACTATCCTATTACAGATAGTCCTAATAGTCAACCCCTTAATTTAGACTTTCTTCATATTGTTTTCTTGCCAATATTTTAGCCTCTCTTGATTGATTTTTATTCTTCATACCTTTAATCATACTAGCCAAGTTGCTTGGATTGTAGATAGTTAAACCTGTTGAGTTAGTTCTAATTAATTCTGCCTCATCAAGTTCAATACCAAGTTCAGTTGCAAGTTCAATTCCCTCACTTAGATACCTGTATGCTTTCAATCCAATTTTTAATTGATCGCATTGTTTTTGAATTGTATCAATCCATGTTTGGTGTTTAGATACAACATTAGCTTTTGCAATTCGCCAATCATTAAAAGTTTCATACTCATCTTTAGTACAGGCTATTGCTCTTGATCTGCAATAAGATGTTCCAATGACATCAAGAAAGTATGGCGCATTAAAATCTTTTTCCATACCAATGGCATTATCATCACTATGATAATTACCATTATGACCTAATGCTTTCATACACTCATCAACATGTTTTGTTTTGTGTGGATTGTCTTTGTTTTCGTTTTGTTGTGCATAGATATCTGGGTTGCAATCTTTTGCTTTTAGTTCTTCTCGGTAGTATGCAACTGCAAACTTTTTACCCTCATCACTACTATACTCACTACCATTTAGATTGCCAAATAAACCAAAATCAAAGTGTGATTTAGTTTCTGTTATCTCGCCCTCATCATCTTTGTCCTCATTATGAGCAAAGTAAAAACATTTATCTTTTGCAACAACATCACAAGGACTTCCATATTTCTTTTTGAAGTGTCTTAATGTTGCAACATCATCAACAGGGTATGATCTTTCAACAACCTGTCTTGCGAGTTTATGTGCTATATCATAATGATAATCAACACTCTCTCTTGCTGACAAGAAATTTTCTCTTTCTTGCGTGTCCTCGTTCTCAAAGACATTTTTTATTTTATTAAATAGTTTGTTTCTTAACTCGGTGTTCATTCTTATTTTTTGTGCCATGTTTCCTCTTTCTTGGTTATTTATTTTTATTTGCATTTAATTATAATTAGCACTTGACAATAGGATAGTCAAGCATTATATTTGATTTACTCTAAACAAGTAAAAGATCATTAGCAAGGTTTTACTAGACCTACTTCCTTGCTACTGATCCCTGATCCATTGTCTAGTGTAGGTTGTACAGTTTACCTTGGCTACACACTCGATGGATCTGGGATCAGTCATTATTGACTGTGGAGATAAACACTATAACACGGCGGACGCTTAAGGGATCCCCGAATGTTGACTGAAGGATAGGGCGTCAACTCCCCGCGTAGCATAGTGGCTGATCATTATTTGCTGGACTCTATTAGTGCTTCGATGCATGCGATCGATTGTGTGAAGAGGGTCCTGCTAATAAGCAGCAAGCTTGACAGCTGGTGAAGGATAGTATAGGATGTATTTAGAAAGGAATAATTATGGAAATAGACTATAGAGATGAAAATATGAAAAGAATAGCTGATGCAATGGAAGAGATCCTGCGTTTAGTTAAAGAAGACCAGGAGCGGTCAAAAAAATATATGGAAGAAAAAAAAGATGACTAGAAGACAAGGGTCCGAAAGTATTCGGGCCCTGGTTAACCACTGGCGCTGGCTGGTGGACCAGGGCCCATGTTACAAGCTTCAAGCGGCAAGCTGCAAGCGCCAAGCCGCAAGCTTGACAAGACAGCATTATAGAGATATAACATCCTATAATTTAAAGGAGAAAGTAAACAATGAAAATTAAAGAAGCGGAGGCTATAACTCACACACTATCGAAGCCTGGCAAAATGCCTGGATTTGCATATTCAACACCAGCTCACGAATGCAAAACTGGGACCAAGCTACGGGCTGTAGCTGGCAGCGTCTGCGCGAACTGTTATGCCTACAAGCGCGGCCGTTATAGATTCCAAAATGTAATAGACGCTCAGTATAAAAGATTTAGATCCTTGACTCATCCTAAATGGGTCGAAGCAATGGCAGCTCAAATTAATTCTAAAAAGGTCAAGTACTTTCGCTGGCATGATTCAGGCGACGTCCAGAACCTGGACCACTTAAGACGAATTTACGAGGTCTGCAGGTTGACGCCTTCAGTTAAACACTGGATGCCAACCCGTGAAGCATGGACCAAAGACTATATTGTTGAAGCTCCTGACAATCTTGTTGTCCGGTTCTCCATACCAATGGTGGACCAGGCAGCAGGTAACAGCTGGCCCAATACCTCAACAGTCTCAACTAAAAAGATCGATGTAACTTGCCCGGCGCCCCTTCAGGGCAATCAGTGCAAGGACTGTCGAGCTTGCTGGGACAAATCAGTTTCAAATGTTTGTTACGGTGAACATTAAAAAATTCCCGCGTGGAATACTGGATCAGGCTATTAGCTTAAGAACTCGCGACGGTGAGTGCGAGCGTACGTCCTGGTCCGGGCCTCAAGCTTCAAGCTCCAGGCGTCAAGCTTTCGAACCAACCTGTTCAAGCATCAAGCGACAAGCCTCGAAGCCACAAGCACAGGGGTCAAGCGTCAAGCCACAAGCTGCAAGCTCAGTGATCCTTGAACCACGGTACATGGATATTGGAGAAGTTTTAGGGGGTAAAGGACCAAGGGCCTTTACGATGATAAATGTATTGTCAGGATGACGTTTATGAAAGGCAATTTGATGAGGGCTGAACCGAATTTTGTTACCTTTAGTAACCTTTAATTCTAAAGTGCAAAAGTGCCCAAAAGTATTATAGACCAATAGATCAGGAGTCCCAAGTAAGCTATTGTTTTCAATTCGAATAAGCGAAAGTTGCTTAAAATTTCTTTTAATTTGTTGATAGAATTTAGCCTCTGGGCCCATATGTTTTTCAAGGTAACCACTGCACTTAAACTTGCAGTTTTGGTGGTATAATAAAGTTAGATTTTTTAGTTGTTTTCAATACAAGACGATGAGCACTATGACCTGTTTGTCCTACAATTGGTGTGTTGTGTTCGTGTACTTCCATTTTAGTAACCTTTTCTAAATAACCATTTACTTCTACCATTATGATTGCATTAGAAATAGCATTACCTTGTCTACTGCCATCGTTATTAGCTTCTGTGAATTTAGATAAAAATTGTTGTAAGTCTTGGACTCGCATTATTTTTTTATCTGCATTTCTAATAGTTGAATCTCTTCTCGAAGTCTAGCTATTTCTGCTTGAAAGTTATCATTTTCAGTTTTTAATTGCCGTACTGTAGATGACATTTCAATTACAATTTGTTTAGTAGCTTTTAATTGGTTTTCAGTTTTAATATACAAAGATTCTCTATCTTGATACTCTTTTAAATCAGATCTGTATTGCTCTGTTAATGCTTCTATAGGTGATGTATCTATCTTAGATTCATTTTCATGACTCATATCTTCTCCGTGTTCTTTCAGTTTATTGTATGTACGCTTGTCTTTCATAGTATTGACTTTATAGGATAGTTACCTTAAAAAGTCAATATGGGTGTTCCAAAAAGATTAACAGAAATGCAAAAAAGATTTGCCGAGTATTTAGTATTTGGTGGACCAGAAGGACCAGTCAACAAAGCTGAAGCTGCTGAACTAGCAGGTTACAGTAGAAAGAGATGTAGGCAAGAAGGGGCTGAGTTAACTAATCCTAAACAGGCACCGCTAGTAGTTAAATATTTAGATGAATTAAAACAAGAAAGAAATTTAAAATTTGGTGTTAACTACGAAGGACACATAGCTGAACTAGCTAGAATTAAAGACTTGGCTTTGAAAAAGAATTCTTTCTCTGCTGCTGTAAACGCTGAAACAAATCGAGGAAAGGCAGGAGGACTATACATAGACAGAAAAATAATAAAACATGGCAAACTAGAAGATATGACAGAAGAGCAACTAGAAATGAAGATGGCACAGATTGAAGAAGACTACGCAAGTCTTTTAGGTGATGATGTTGTTGATGCAATTGAAGTTAATGAATCCGAGTTATCTTCTTCACACAAGAAGTTGGAAAAACCGACCGCTCCGAAAAGTGAATAGAACCATCAGCTTCAACATCATAGCCAGCAAAAATTCTTACAGTCTCATCATCTTTACTAAACAACCAACCCTCACTCACCGGCGTTGCTAGTTTCATATCTTTAAATTCTTTGTCTGTACCCCAGCCGCCTTCAGTGATGATGTCAATCCAATCTATACGTACACGTTTATATGGAAACACAACAGACTCTTTGACAGTCTTTGGTTTAGTGTAGCTGTTAATTCTTCTAGATTTTTTCTTGGATTTCATTTCTGTATATGTATCTAAAAAAAATCAGTTTTACCAGAATTTTGTATCGCGCGCGCATAGGCAATCTGAGATATAGCCCTAGGTGACATTATAATCTGTCACATGACACTTTTTAAAACAACAATTTGGCAGACATTAGCTATGTATACCAACACTTTTAGTCGAAGTGACAGAAAAGACACTTTTTTTATAGTAGTTTTTATTTTTTTTTTTATTTTTTTTACCATACATATACACTGGAGTAATGATGTGGTATTCTTGCAACACATTGTGGCATTAATGTCACAATATAGCTTTATCTGCCTTTTTTCTGCCATAATATTTCCTCATTACGGACAACTTATCTTCAGCTTCTGCAATAATCTGTAACAGTTTGTCAATCTCACCTGTTATATCTATGTGCTCCGGTATAACTAAGTTTTGTTCACAAATTATTTCAATCTTGTAGTTTGCATCTTCTATGACTGCTTCGTATCTCTTTAGAATGATTCTAAATAGTTTATCGTTCATTTGTAAAATCCTCCGCTTTCATTGGTTTGGTTCTCTCTTTCTCATCGTGTATAAGTTCGTTATACATATCGATTCGTTTCAATGCCTTGTGCTTCCAGGCTCGAAGGCTTGCACCTTCTGTTTTGAATTCTTGATAATATAGGTCAGGCGTGCAGACCATGATAACTCCTTGCTCGATCTTACTACCGTAGACGTAGTCATGGGCCATTGCGTACATGGCAATCTGTAAGTAATAGTCTTCGATCCATTCCTCTTTCTTCGGACGATTACTTTGTTTGAAGTCAACAATAGTTTCTTTGCCATTGTGTAAGCAAACCAAATCTGTTGAGCCCGCGTATAGACCTGGGTAGTGTAACATAACTTCAGAGCCATAATACTCTTCCACTGGCGCAAGGCCAATCTCAATAATTTTGTCGGCCATGGGACGCGCCTCTTG